TGAACTTGAGTTGGAAAGGTTCAGAAATGCTAGTTAGTTAACTAGCATTTTTTATCAAGTATGCTGCATCGGTCGCGGTGAGCTTCGTGTCCCAAGACTGAACGGCTTCCACGACATCCTGGTGCTCCTGTTCTTCCCGGTATCGGTTGATGACCCGGTTCTTGTACGTGAACACGTAGCCCGCCGTCGGCTCCAGCAGCGACGGCTGCGCGGTCACATAGGCCACGAGCAGATGGTTGCCCCACACGTAGGCCAGCGAGCTTGATGCGCCCTCGGCGGCGGTGTCCTCGATGGTTATGCCGATCAAGAGCCTGTCCAGTCCGAACAGCGCTGCGACCGCCTGAAGCGTCACGACGGCGGGCGAGGTCGGGCCAGCAGAATACTTGATACGATCAATGATGTCCGGATGCTGGGAGGTGAATCTCCAAAGACCCTGACCCATGACGCCCACATTCGGCATGTTGCCGATATTCGAGATGACTGTATTTACTGCCGTCGCCACATCCTCAATCGGCGTGGATGTGGCATTGTCCCAGGTGGGGGAGGGGGTCGCGCTGGACGACCAGCCCGCGCCGAAGGCGTTGCCCGCGACCTCGCTCTCCAGCTCCAGCAGGATCTGGCTGGTGACGTAGTTCGTGGCGTCCTGCGCGGGCCTGAGCGGATTGTCCGCATTGTCCACGATCTCGTCTGGCACGCCCTTGGCGATGGCCTTCTCCGTGCAGACGTAGGAGTCCGTTGTCAGCCCGTAGTCGCCACGGCTGGCGCGCGTGCCCATCGCGCGCGGCTCGGCCTCGCGCCGCAGCCAGTCGGCCTTGGTGTAAACGAAGAACTTGTCGGAGATCTTCGTCACCGGCACGCGCGGGAACACCTGCTCCGCGATGAACTTCGACGGTCGATACGCGATGCTGATGTTCGTCAGAGGCTGGTCGATGTGAACTTGTGCGTAGGTTGGCTTTGCCATGTCTCACCTCACGAGGCGCTCGGCGCGCAGCCGGTCGCGGCCATGCAGTTGATGAACGCGTTCCCGAAGCGGGACGCCGAAAGCGGCGCGCTCGTGTCGAGCCAGCGCCCCAGGGTCACTTCCTGATTGGCGGCGACGCCGGCGGCCTGCCCGGATGCATTCACGGTCAGGAAGCGGCTCCAGGCCAGCGCGCATGTGCCGTCAGTCACGGCAAAGACCTTCGACATGCCAATGACGCGCACTTGCGCCTCCTGGCCCGCGCTCGGCGCATTCTGCAACACGCCGATGGGAACCGGGTTACTGGCGCCCGTGGCGACTTTGACGTTGCCCGCCGTCGATGCGGCGGCGACGAAGTAGTATTGCGCCAGGGTCAGGTCGACGTCAGCCTGGAAGCTGACATCGCCGTCAATGGATATTGCCTTATAGGTTGCCATGTTTCACCTCACCGCGCCTTGCGTTGGCGCATGGTGTACTGGTGCGCCAGGTCAGGCCGCTCCGCGCCGACGGCTTCCATCGCCTCGGCGTACTTTGCGCGGTCACCGGCGAACTTCTCGGCCAGCTTCGCCTCGACCGCCGCCTCGAATGTGTCGGCCTGCTCCTTCTGCGCGACCGACTTCTGGCCGAACAGATCGGCCTGCACCATTGCTTGATCGAGCGTACCCAGCAGGCCATCAAACCAGGTAAATAGGCTCGGCGCGTCCTTGCGCTGCGCCTCCGGCAGCGCGGCGACGCGGGCCGCGTCCATTTCCTCCAGGGCCTGCAGCTTCTCGGCGATGGTCTCCGGCTTCTCCGGAATCGCCACGAACTGCTCGGCGCGCCGCAGGAGCTGGTCACGTCGGCGTTGTCGCTTCATCTCGACAAGCTGCGTGGCGAAGGTGTCGGCCTCCGCAGCCTTTGTCTTGAGCGTGCCGACCTCGACCTCCAGCGCGTCAAGCTTGTCGGCCTTAGCCTTCAATGCGGCGAACTCTTCGGCGCTGACGGGCTGTGATTGATTGTCGTTTCCCATCTTTTCACCCTCCGATGTTATGCTGTTCTTTTCACTGACTTCGATTTCGCCTGTGCCGCCTGCGAGGCGTCGCGCCTTCGCGGCGACGCGCTCCTTCACATCGGCAGGCAAGCTGCTTTGTGGAATGCGCGCCAGGGCATTGCGCAGGTGGGGCAGGTCTATCTTGCCGCCGGCGTCCTTGTAGGGGAAATGCCGCAGGCTGCGCGGTTTGGTCTTCCCACTCTCGTCTTTTTCGCCGCCCGATTCAACGTATAAAAAACTGGAATCGGGTAGATCGTTCATGAATGCGGTTGTCCAGACGGCGAAGGTCTCAGACATCTTGTCCATGCCCATCTCCTTGCGCATGTGGGCCTCCATCTCGGCCAAATTCATGCCCATCATCTGCTTGCGCATGGCCCTCGCTTCGCCTTCCGGCATGTCATCTAGCATCTGCTGCATCTTCTCCAGCATTTTAGGCGTCATGGCGAATGTTTCTGACTCAAGGCCCTCACTGGCATTCTCTGGAACGCCGAGGACTTTCTTGGCGAGCTTCTCCATGCGTTGTTCCAGCAATGCCTTTTCGCCCGCCTTGAGATTGCCAGCCGCCATTCTCTTGTTCAGGAACTTGAATTCTTCGTGTGCCTTGTCGCGCTCCTCTTTCGATGCGCCACCCGCCGCACCACCGCCGCCCTTCATGCTCCCTTTGCCGCCGCCGTGGCCCGCATGTGGCCCACTCTTGCCCATGTGGCCTTTGCTCTGAAAAAGTTCTCCATCCGGGTTTGGCCCATCCGCGCTAAACAGCGCGAGAATCTTGCTCATGGCCTCTTTGAGCGCGTTCTTGGCCGTTTGCAGCGGACCCGACAATTCCTCGACATCTTCCATGCTGTCGGCCAATCCGCTCACGGTTTCCAGGGCTTCCAGCAAGCGATGTCCCTTGTAGCCGTGCCCGTATGCCTCATCGTGCATATTTTCGATTACTCCCGGCTCGCTGAATAGCGCAACATGCTGCCCGAAAAAGGGCCGATTCGTTAGGGCGACGTGCTCAATGACATTGTCAAACTGCCGGCCTTGCTCATCCACGTAGGCCGAGCCGTTCTTGTCCCACAGCACGCCCGGCGAGACGAACTGATACTCGCCGCCCTCGACGCTGGCCTTGCCCTTGTCGGTGTACTCCGGCACGGCGTACAGGCCATCGTCGCGTACCTCGACCGAAGCGATATTGCCCGCCTTCGGCGGATCGGGCTGTTCGGCGGTCGGATGGCCGAAATAAACCGGGACCTTCCAACGCGGACGCCCATTCTCGAAATTCGCGGCCATCTGCTGGAGATTATCTTTCGTGATAGTCAAGGTGCGCTCGCCGCGCTTGAATGTGCCAAGCGGCATGACCCGAAACGGCTTGCCTGCCTGATACGCGAAAGGTTCAACCCATCGAATCATCGGCTTCTCACTCATCTTCATAGACGTTCGGCACATCGCAATCGCGCGGCTCTTGCTGTGTCCCTGCGCCATGACCTTCTCGATACGGCATCAGATCGTCTCCAACCCACGCTCGTATTCCGTCAGTCGGCCCGCTTTCGCGCGACTTTCAGCGTCCGCGCGTTGCGCCCGGAACCGCTCGGCGCGTTCCTTGCCGACCTGCGATTCGAGGCGCGCATAGTCCGTGTGGTAGAAGCCCGGCGCGGCCAGGATGATACCGGGCGGGCTGTAAACCTGCCGCGTCTCACAGCCGCAATCGGGACACGGCGGCAGCGCCTCGGTCAGGCGCTTCTCGATTTCTCCGGTGTAGCCGCAGGTGTCGCAGGCCGTGTCATATCGCATAGAAATGAAAAAGCCGCCGATCCGATGTGGATCGGCGGCTGGATTGCCGCCAGTGCGCGCTGATGCGCCCAGTTGTGCCGTCAGTTTATCAGATTCGGCGATTCGTGTCAAGGGACACGAAAAGCCGGCCAGGGGAGGATGCTCTCCCTGGACGGCGACTGTTCCGAACGAATCTCAATCAAACATCAGCTTTGTCCGCCCGCCATGCGCATGCACGGCTTCCGCTTCGGCGATATTGTCGTATATGATCACCGAGGATACCTGCATTTGCGGCGATGGATAAAATGATACAACCGCTTTGCCGTTGCTCAGTACAACCCCCTCCGCGACCACACCATTTCCGGTATTGCCGGAAATGTCCTCCGTCCGATGGAGATGAAAGATTCTCATCATCCACCACCAGACACGAGGATACCTACCACAACGAGAGCGAAGATAAACAATAGCACGCTCTCAATCAACCTCTTATCTTCTTCAGGACTCCACATTTTATTTTCTCCGCGCTATCCGGGCGCACCCGGCGGCCTGGGCCGCAATAACTACTGTGTCTGCACGATTTCAAACGTGTCGCGGCCATAGTTCCAACTGGCCGGCCACTTCGCAGCCATTTCGACATAGCGCATCTGTTCGCGCGTGAGAATAGCCTCAGCCTCTTCGCGCGTAAATGCTTCTCCGACGATCTCGCCCCGTCGCCGCACGGAGAAGACAGATACCAGCTCGAGTTGAACCGCAATCGAGTCAAACGAGCCGCGATAGCTGTAAACCTTGCCGCTTGGTCCGAAGGTGATCGCAAGACCGTTTTTCACCGCCGCGCCGCCCAGCTCGCGGTTGCGGTAGCATTCGGCATCAGGATATTTGGCCTTGAGCAGAGTGGAGAACTCTTGTAGTTTCATCCTAGGAAAATTATAAGCCCATTCCGCCCGAAAGTGTGTATGAATAGAGTTACGGATATGTTAATGTACCGCAACTTTTCTCAAACGATTTGGGGGATGGGTGCGCTGGAGGGGCAGGGGGATCGCCGCCGCATATACTACCAGCGGCTAAGCAAGTATTGAACATAATCTTTTTTGAGTTTCCTTCCTGTTACCGTGTAAATCAGTCGAATCACTCAGTCCTCATCTCCTTTTTGCATCCGCCCCATGATGCTATTGAATAGCTCGCCTATCTGCTCAATAAAAGCCGGGAACAGGCGGATGATCATGCCAAGCGAGGTGACTATCATGATCTCGCTGCCCAACGTGTAGACGATTTCGCTTTCGACCAGTGCGACGACCCACGCCTCGAATCCCAATCCGCTCGCCTTGTAAATGACATCAGTGGCGACATCGACGAGGTGCAATCCAGCGGCAACCAGAATCGACCATCTCTTGTTCGTGTCGGCTGCGAACACGTACATGAATCCGATCTGGCCAACCTGCGGCAGGAGCGCCACCAGGCCGATCACCCACTCATTCACTTTCCGAGTCGGCAGCTGTTGGTATCCGGCCAGGCTGGTGCTATAGTCCTCGACGAAGATCCCGATACCCACCACCAGCATCAGCGCGAAGATCCCGAAGATCGGTATGATGAATGGGCTATTTTCGATTCGTTGGGCGGCCTTGCGGAACACGTCAGACATGGTGCGATAGCCCTGAGTATGCAATCCTCGCCGACGCCACCAGCGGCTCGTCGAACGGGATCATTGCCACGACCTGCTCGGCCAGGAACCGTGGCAGCCATTCGTGCGTCACCGTCCCGTCGCGCAGCGTGCGGATGATGGCAACAGACGGACCATAGTGTGCGCCGATGGGCAGAACGCCTAAGTCGTGACCGCTTCCAGCGAACATCTGCAATTACCTGCACAGTCTGTACCATGCGACGGCCATATGCCGCCTGTCTCGCGCAGCATTGCGTCGAACGACTCATATTCCTTGTTGCCGAACGCCAGGCACGATGGGCAATGGTGCGCCAGCGGATCGAGATGCCAATACATGCGGTCTGGCGCGCCCAGGCCGATGGCGTGCTGCATGAATGACCATAGCCCGCCGGCATACAGTGCGACGCGCGCCCGGATCGTGGCGAGCAGGCCGACCAGCGCCGCCGCGCCCGTGCCCAACGCGAGCGCCTTGAGGATGTCCTCGTCCTGCAGCCCGCCGCGCACCTTGCGCTCGACGGCGGGCAGCAGGCTCTGCTCCAGCAGGCGCTCGTTCTCCGCGACGGCATCGGCCAGCGCCTGGAGCACTTCGGGCGTCGGCTCGACGCTGGACAGCCATTCAGCCATGCTCTCACGGCCCGCTTGGCGCAGGCGCAGCAGGAGCGCGGCAAGCGCGGCGGCCAGGATTTCTTCGCGGCGGTCGTCGTCTTCGGCGGCGGCCAGGTCGCGCGCCAGATCTTCCGACCAGTCGGTGTAGGTATCCTCAAGCTCGCGCTGGTAGGCGTTGACGTGGACGATGGCCTTCGGGCGGCGCCCGGGTCCGCCGCCGCGCAGGTCGGATTGGAATGATTCCGATGTCTGTTCAGGTGATCTGCCGATTTTCACTCCTGATCGATTGATACCCGCGATAGTTCCTGCGCCCCATTGTGGGGCAGCATCACCACCACTTTCACGGCTACCGCTGGCAGCACCACCCGCGCCCTCTGTCCATTTGCCTTCTCGGTCACGCGCCTGGGCGGGATTATAGAATCGCTCCGCTGCCTCTTCCGCGCCCGCCTCGTCTTTGCCATCTTCGGATTTTTCATCGCCGCCTTCGCCTTCGTCTTCGCCGCCCTCTTTCTTTTTCGCCAGTGCCTGCCGCATCTGCTCCCGGCGCAGTTCAGCCTCCTCCTGCTGTTGCTGGATGACCTCGATCGGCTTCTCCGGCAGGTCGGCCAGTTCGCGGATATGCGCCTCAAGCTCAGGATCGGGCGTCAGCAATCCGACGCCGGTCATCTTCTCGACGAACGTCGCCACGTCGATCAGAGATTGCTTGAACACCGGCGAATGCGCGATGCGAGGCCTGCCCGTCAGGTTGGAGAAATGGTTTAGGCGAAACAGACGCTCCGTGCCGAAGCGGTGGATCGTCTCCTCGATCAGGTCGGCCCAGGCCGCCACGGCCAGCGTGAAAAAGTCCACCGTCTCGCCGGCCAGCGCCTGCGTGCCGACTTTGTCCATTCCGAGATGGATGAATTGCGCGAGGCCGACCATCGCCATGCGCTTCTCGTACCGCTGGATGGTCGTGTCGAGGACGACAGGCCGCCCGCCGCTGGGCGTCAGAAGCTCGACGAGCACGCCCTGCCCCTCCAGCGCGCCCGCGCCCATCTTGGCGTAGGGATTGACGACGCCCATCTGCTCGTCCACGCGGATGTTGCGCACGATGCCCTTGTACGCGGTCAGGTCGGAATCGGCATCGTCGGTGCGCGAGGTGTCCGAGCCGAGATATATGACTGGCAGACCACTTCCGAACCGCTCCGCGCTGATGGCCTCAATCTCCTCCAGATTCTTCTTCATGTACCACGCAGGATACATGGCGCGCAGGATGGCACGTCCCTCGGGGTCGTTCTTGCGCGCAGTCGTGCGGAACAGAAGTGCCTTTTCGACGGGGATTTCGATGGGCGCTTTGCCTGTGTTCGGGTCCTGCTGCCGGAAGCCCTGGATGCCGCCGTGCTCGTCGAACAGCCACGGTTCGTTTTGCGCCAGCGTGTCCTGGCCAATGTAGATCCATTTGCGCCAGCCGATCTTGCCATCATCGTGGTTGCTGGCCGGGTCACGCTCACTGCCCAGGCGGCGCTTGTAGACAAGCTCCATCGGCACGAATCCGAACTGGAGCATGTCGAGCGCCCAATCGATGGCGTCATTCCATGAATGGCTCATATCGCCCATGCAGCCGTCCAGGAACTCGGCGGCCTGTTCATCTGCGCGCGTCTCGCCGGCAGGCTCCACGCTCCACGACAAGCGCCGGATCGTCATCTTCGTTGCCATGAGCACGGCGGCGGCGATGGGGTCGTCGCCCATCTCACGGTAGAGTTGTATTTTGCGGTAGAGCGGCTTGAAGACGCGGTCATAGTCCTCATCCACATTGCCCGCGAACTGCCGCAGGCCGCTCGTGCCGATCTCGCGGAACGTCGGCCCGGTCGGGCGCGCGTTCGCCTGGAACGTTTCGCCGTCGCCATGGCCATTGCGCTGCATGTCGGAGCGCAGCCGGTAGATATAGGAGCGCGACAGGCCGAAGCGGTCGGCGACGGCCTGGGCGGATTCGCCCTTGAGTGCGTCAAGGATTTGCGCGTTGCGTGCTTTGTGGTCTGTCATTGTGTCTACCGCCTATGGTGTCCCGCCGGCCGGTCGCGCCCGAAGCGCCCGCCTTGCAGATCGCTGCGCACGAATTTCGAGCGCGCCTTCGGGTTGGCCTCGCGGGCGGCGCCCGGCATGGATTCCGGCGCGGCATAGGCCAGCATCACAGCGTCGCCGCTGTCCGGGCTGCGCCCCAGCCGCTTGACGATCTCGTCCTTGCTCTCGACCTTGATCTTGCCCGCGCTGGTGAGCGTCCATTTCGGCGCGGTCAGATCGGCCAGCAGGTCGTCGTCGGGCGGCAGGGCAATGTCATCGCCCGATTCCGGCTCGAGCCGCTCGCGCAGGCCCCACAGCAGGGCTGAGCGCAGGTTGACGAATCCGAAGCGGCCCGTCTTGTCGCGCAGCCCCGTCGCCTCACCGACGTTGATCGGGCGCACATTCAGGCCCTGCTCGCGCAGGCGGTCGAACACACCGGCGCCGATGCCGATCACGTCTATGTTGGCCCAATCCACGCTGATCATTTCCGAGGCCAGGAAGCCCGCCGTCTCCATCGTGTCGCGCTTGCTGTGCCTGATGAGCGGCGCGAACCAGTTGCCCGTGCGCGGCGCGAAGACCGTCTTGTTCTCGCCCGTGCGGGCGATGTCCGCGCCGAACGTCGTCGGCGTATCGCTCGGCCTGCCGTCCGGCGTCCACCTGTCCATCGCCGCCTCGACCCAGGCCAGCGGGATCACGGTATCCGTCTCGGACTGCGCGAACTCACCCGCGACGCGGTTCTGGTAGACCGCCGACTGCTCGCCCCACTGCACGGCCATCAGATCGGCCCATTGCGCGAAGCCCGGCACGACTCGCCGCGCCTCCGCCTCGGTGACGCGAATGATATGCCAGTGCGGATAGGAGCGTCGATTCGTCTGGATGTCGTAGAATCGGCCAGCCGGCTCGCCCGGCGTGCTGATGGCCAGCGCATACCCCTCGCCCGTGGAGAACGCGCCTTCGGCAGCATCCCATATCTCGGCGGCTATCGTCTTGGCCTCGTCGAACCCGTAGAACACGACCGCGCTATGCGCGCCCTCGATTTTGGCCTCGTCGCTGGACGCCAGCGCAAAGGCGAAGCGGTTATCGCCCAGCTGCAGGCGGCGCTTGAGCAGCTCGCGCTCCGGGCGCACACGCAGGCCAATGCGATCCCATTTTGCGCGCGACGACCATTTGTGTATTTCGGGCCAGAGGTACTCCGTGAGCTGCCGCCATGCGCTCGCCGTCGTCGGGGCCTTGATCTCCTCGTGCACGGCCAGCGCCCATAGCACGGCCCACGCCTCCAGCGCCGTCTTGCCGATACCATGCGGCCCGCGCATGCAGACGCGCCGATGCTCCAGCAGCGCCGATAGCGCATGCTCCTGGTACGGGCGGATCTCTGTGACGCCCAGAATGTCGTGGACGAAGGCGACCGGGTCGCGGCGGTATGGCTCGATCAGCCTGCTACTTTGCCTGCTGATCGCCTGTTGTTTCGCCGCCCGCCACGCCTCCGCTACCGCTTGCTTCATCCAGGCGGGCGCGGGCCGCTGCGACGAGATCGGCGAAGAGTTGATCTGGATCATAGCCATCTCTTTGTGCTTCTTCGCGCCAAGATAATTCGTGTTTGATTGATCTCATATCTCGCCATCGTTCAGGGCGACGGGAATAGAGCCACGCAAGTGTCGCCGTCACATTGCCGCTGACAGCCGCCATGCGTAGAGCATCCTCCACTTCGTCATCTGCCTCCATTTCAGCCACATGAACGGCTTTCTCGAATTCCGGATCAATCTTCATGTGATGCCAAACGGTGACAGGCGTCACGCCAACCTGACGCGCGGATGCATGGCGACGCCCTCCTTGCCTCAAGAGCTCCAAGTAGGCTCCTTTTCTTTGAGCATTAAATTTATAAGCCCGCTTTGTGTCCTTGACTTCAGACATGTTCAATCACCACGCCAAAGTAGAGCATATCTTTTCTCAAATAAAAAGCTTCACGCAGAATATGATAATCCTCCTGTACAATGAATGAATCAAGCCACGGTCTAATGAATCGCCTATAATAGAAATTATAAAGCTCCCGCCTGCGCTTGATGTCGAGATTTCTTTCAGAAGTGCCGTCCGGCTTATTCCAGATACCCAAACGATTGATAGCTTGCCGATGCCCATCCGTAAAGAACAGAACTACGCGCTGTGCCTTGTCCGCCATATGCCAAAACGAGATGAATGCCGCATAAGGATGCGAATAGGCATCGAAATCAGCGATAGAAAAAACTTCATCCAGAATGCCAAAGGGCCAGAAATTGCAGTCGTATATTTTAATGATCATATCTGGCAGTCGTTCCCGTGCCCGTTCAACGCGGTCTGGAGCGATGTCCGCACCATAGAGCTTGCGACCAGTCAGGCACTCGACGGCCAGATCACCATCGCCGATAAAAGGAACATAGGCCGCGCCAGGTAAGGCATAGATTAACAGCTTCTTGCGAAGCATGACTTTACGATAGAATTCGATATGTTGCTTTTGAATAATTGTCGGCATGGCAAAGCAAAAAGACGCTACGAAATGATCGTAGCGTCCCGGCTCAGTTGAAAGTCTATCATATAAAGGCGGTCTGTGTCAACCCCGGTTTGGCGGGAACAGCGGGATACTCTTTGTATTCCATCTTGCTGCCGTCCTCTTCGGTGAGATACGTTCCGCGCTCGGTCACGCCCGCCGCCGACTGCTTGAAGAAGAACGCAACGCCCTGGGCGCGGCAGGCGTCCCGGATGGCGCGCGGCCATTCGTGCGGCATGGGCCGGAAGCCTGGGCCGGATTCGCCGCCGGCGATGACCCAATGCACGCCATTGAGCCGCCCGGCCATATCGATCGCGCCAATGAGCGGCTCCGCACTTATGAAGCGTATGGTTGCCTTTGTCGCCAGCAAATGGGGCAGGCGCTTGTCAAAGTTCTTCTGGTCTTCCGTCGAAGTGCCCAGCCAGATATGCGCCGGGACAATCTCGTACCCGGTTCGGCGCAACCAACCGTCCACATACCGCGCCATGCGCTCGGGGCGCTTGGTGAGCACCTGGAAGGTGTGCTGGGGCAAGTCGCACATCACCGCGAAAACCCGGTCAGTGTAGTCGTCGGGGATCAACTCGTGAAAAAGGTCAGACATCGAGTTGACGAAGATACGCGACAGATGCTTGAGCCTGTATGGCTCGCGGAGCTTGTCGGGCTTTAGCTGGACGTTCTCCGGTGCATTGGCCGCCGTCCAGTCCTTCCGGCTGTGGCCAAATTTCAGCGCGATGCGCTCGGCGTAGCAGTGGCGGCACCCCTCGCTGACCTTCGAGCAGCCAAAGACGGGATTCCATGTGGAATCCGTCCAGGCGATGATCGTGTCTTTCATTTCGCCTCCATAGCCAATTGTCTCTCTTAAAAGAGCCGCCCCAGGCTGCTGCGCGATTGTCGAGGTCGCACCGCCAGCCCGGGGCAGCACAGAAAGCGAAACGCGCTTACGGTACTGCGACCTCGACGTGAATATTATACATCTGGATCGCGGATTTGAAACATTGACTTTGTTAGACTTTGTTAGAACAAAAACGCCCATATCAGGGCGCTTTTGCGAACCGGGACGCTCTATTAAATTGTCATGATGAAGGATGTGCTCGAGCAGACGATGCGAATTCCATCAGCTCCAGCACCTGCCGCGCGTCCCAACCGCCGAAGTAGCACAATTGGCCGAACCATTCCGAATCAAAGAACAGGTCGAGGTCGGGCGCCGGGCCGCGCCGCCGGTCTTCGACGGCACGCTTCACGATCGACAGCGCCAGCCGCCGCCAACCATCGTCGATCTCGCCCATCACGTCGGCCCAGCGCCATGTGACGGGCGGCGCGTCAGGGCGAGGCGGTCTGCTCTCGTGGCGGCGGCGATTCGTAGCCTGGCGATGCTTGCTCATACCAGCCACTATACGCGGCATTGGCGAGAAAATCCAGACAAATAGCGGTCGGCGCGCCCGCATAACGACAGGCATCATATATGCCTCTGTAATATTCGCTGCGCGCCTTGACCAATAGCATAAGGATGTCGCGCTCTGCCTGCTCCGTAACGCGCTGTAATTCTTGCCCTGCAATGTCCGCTCCGGTACGATAGGCTAAATGAATGCCACCGACCAGTGTGCCAATCAGCACGATAATACCGAACAGGATAATAGCTATATCTGCCCGCAACTTCGATTTCATGTCCGCACTCAAAACAAAAAGCCCCGGCATTTCTGCCGAGGCCCGATCCCCGATGGTTCGCGCTTTTGCGCCGGGTTGTGTACGCATATTCTACATCAGATGTGCGCGCTGTGTCAAGAAAAGGGAAAGGGGCACTACCCTGTGCCCCTTTCCGGTATGCACCTTATCAGGGTGTCGCTCGCCTCACAGTGAGCAATAGGATTGTGCATCGCCTCACGCTGGAGCGGCTATGCTTATGGCCCCGTCCTGCTACTGGACTATCCCGCCACGGAAAGGCGGGAACCGGAATCGCACCGGCGCCTGGGCTGTTGGTTTCGCCACACTTGCGCTGGGCTGACGAATCCCCCACTAAACTTGTGGAGCAATACGCTAAGCCATCAGGCTGATGCGCACGCTGATCACAAGGCTACTCCCGAAAAATATGATCGAATATCTCCGCGCCGACGTGGACGTCTTCGACCTGAATGTCATTGGCGCGCTGCCGCGCTTGCTTCACGGCCCTGATCAGCGCGTCGATGCGGTTGAGCCATTCCGATTTGCGCGTCGGGGAAATCATGCCGGAATAGATAACCGTACGCCACGCGCCGACACGGATGTCCTCGGAGAC